TTATCGTAATTCTTATACACATCTTTTATTACAGGTAATGCTTTTGAAACATTTACATTAAACCATTGTGCTTCTTTTAGTAAAAACTGGTCAGCAGCTGATTCGTGTACATTTTTCAATTCACCTTCCAATAATACTGCACCACTTTTTAAGAAATCCAAATGACCACTCCATCCACTTACCAATATTGGTTTACCCGTTAAACTGAACTCTAATAGAGGTCTGCCAAATCCTTCACCTTTTGTAAAATTTAACATTGCTTTTACTTTTGGATGTTCATATAATCCATTCATTTGTGCAGGAGTCAAATCACCATGTATTAAATAAATTGGAACTTTGCCATAATCTGTACCCAAAGCTGCTTTTATTTTTTTAATAGTATTTTCTCTATCCATTACACTAAATCCTGCTGATGATGTTTTTAGAACTAATGCAGGTTTAACTTTTTCGTTTTTAAAAGCCATTGCAAATGTTTTAATCATCATTCCTACATTCTTTCTATCCTCACCCAAATCACCTCTTAACCAATGTCCTACAAATAAGAATGCAAAATCTTCTTTGATTTGGTTTAATTGTTCAATGTATGTAACTTCATCCGTTCCAAAATCATTTTCATCAAAACCTTCAAAAAGAACTTCAATTGGTTTTTGGATTTTATGTTGTGCAACTAATTGTCCTTGTGGATTTGTTTCGTTATAAATTGAATCTACTAAACTTTTCTTTGAATGTTCAGATGGAACAATTATTAAATCCATCCTATTACAACCATGTACCCAATCTAATGGTGAATGTGTTGTTTCGATGGCTGCAGTAATTCCAATATTATAATGACCGATTGGTTGAAATTCATTTGGAACAGTAACCTGAATGTATATGTCAGGCTTTTGGTCTATCTTAGGAATAATATTATCTACTACCCACTTATGAAATGGTTTATCATAATTAAGTGCATCCATTGGGGTTTGTCCCCAACGAGTACTAATTACTTTGATTTCAAATTTGTCTAATTTATATAGAGAATGTAATAAATCTCTTGCATGGTCACCATAACCACTTCTCGTTGCTACTGGTGCCTGAAATATTAATGTTGGTTTCATACTTATAATTCTATAACTTTAAATTTTTCTTTTGGTTTCCAATTTTCAAATGCAGTTTCCATACCTTTTATTAATGCATCACACATTGCTTCTCTACTCAATTTACCTTCTCCTAAGAAGTGTTTTCTACCTTTTAAACCCATCTTCTTTCTTTCTTCTCTTCCCATTTTATACCAATCCATAATTAATGGTGCAATATCTTCTAACTCAACTCTATCATCAAAGATATATGGAGTTGGCACTGAACCTGTTGTTGAACGAACTGGCCAAATTGGTGTCACCCAATCACCCCAAACATGTGTATTCTTTTTATGTTTATCATGTAAAGAACCAATTTCTACATAATCTTCAGCGGTTAACAATTTACCACTGCCTTTTTCTCTAAATCCGCATTGGTCTTGTAAACCACCCGTAACATTTACAATGATTGGAGTCCCAGCCATTACTGATTCTGCAGTTGCTAATCCAAATCCTTCATTGGATGCCACATTAATTGTCACATCTGCTATATTGTAAAGATAGTTTAATTGAATTTCACTATATCGATTAGATGCAAATATTACATTTGTTTCCGGTGAACAACATTCTGCAATTGTTCTCGGTAAATCTGTTCCGTGTTCTTCAACAGGATTAGTATGCATCAACAAACAAACTTTATCTCTATGTTCCGGTGCAAGTGCTTCTACAAATTTATCAAATGCAAGAATTACATCAATTGGTTGTTTTCTACGAATGTTTCTATTATTCCAATAAAGAACAAATTCATATTCTTTATCACCAAATATTTCTTTTTTGAAATCTGCAGGAACATCTACTGGTTTATATAATTCGGAATTGATACCATGTGGAACATAACTAACTTGCCAATCTTCTAATTTATTCCAATATTTTTCTTTATCCCAATTACCGACTCTTTTTACAATACCATATGTTTGTTTAGAAATACTCCCTCACCCATCACAACTTTCATAATAACCTCTATTATACTTTGGGTCTGGTAAATCATCCCAAATGTGATAGAAGAATAAAGGAACGGATTGTCTAACTTCATGTTCCATTTCATATAACCAAATCCAATATCTCGGGTCGGTAAAGTGTAAAATAGCATCAGGCTTTTCCGTCATCAATAATTGTCTAATAACATCTGCATTACCATATCCATCAAAAGGATAAATTTTTACATTTGCATCTTTTACGCCTGTGGTTTGTCTAACACTATCGTTTAAATCTAAAACCTTACCAGCTTCAGGATGTTTAATTGCAGCTCCTAATTGAACCCAATCATACTTATCAACCGTTCCTAATACTAATTGTTTGGAAACATTGGCGATACCACTCGCCATTCTCAAATCATCTGATAATAACAGAATCTTCTTTTTTGCCATAACTTGTTTTTAAAATATATATTGTTTAATCTAAATTTTTTAATCCTCTGTCACATATTCCTCTTTGATGAAACTCACACCATTCACATAGTTTCGTTGCATTCTTTGGAAATTCTACATCCGTTCTATAATTACCATCTTTGTCAAATACACTCTCTACAAACTCCGTAAAACCCTTCCAGGCCTTATTGATGGATACTTTACCATTTGCGGGTATATGTTTACTCATTCTATGTGTTGGAATGTCTTCTCTTACTTCTACCTTTCTTTTCAATATGATAAATTCAACATCAATCATATCTTCGGAAATACTTAATAATTCTGCATAGAATTTTTTGTATAAAAGGATTTGTGAGTTTTTAACTGGGTCTGATTTTTGATATTTACTCCAACCTCTTGTAGAAGTTTTAAAGTCAATAATTTTGTATTTGCCTGTAAATGTATCTCTGATAATCAAATCTATAAAACCCATAAAGTTTACATTCTCAGTAATCTTAGTGTTTATAGGTTGTTCAATTGCAACCAACTCATCGTGTTTTAACGAAAAGAATTTGTTAAAGTTTTTGGGTTTTTGAAACCAATCTAATAAGACATTTCCATCTTCTAAAAACTCTACCATTTCTTCTTTGGTGCAGATTGTAGTATTGCCTATCTCACCTTCGGTTTCTTTAAGATATGCATCTCTCATTCTTTCTTTTAGATATTCCTTTAAGTCAATCATTTTGTCAGCTTGTGACTTTGATATTCTTAAACACTTCTCCAAATAATTTTGGAGTGTTTCATGCATTGCAGTTCCAAAGATTGAATGAATGTTAGAAGAGTTTTCTCCTAACTTATCTATGTATGCTAATTTGTATTGATGTGGACAACTATGCCACATACTATATTGTGAAAATGATACTCTTGCCATAATAAATCTAATATAAGACAAATAATCGGATTTACCAAATTATATCTTAAGTTTCAATTTAGTTATTTGCTTTTTATCTATACCATATTTTTCACAAACATATTTCATATACTCTCTACCTTCTCTAGAAGAATAAAGAACTTCTAAATACTCTATTGCTTGATTTTCCGAACAATCATATTCTCTTTTGAGTAAGTCAATAATAAATTGTTCATATTTATCTTCCGATTTACCTTTTATGTATTTTAAAAATTGTTTTCCTTTTGGTATAACATTTATATACAACTTATACATTTCCTTTGGTTCTAAAGTTTGAGTCAAAGGAAGTAAAGTTGCAATCAATTCTACCCATTCCGGCTTCATTGAAAGAAAACGATTAATCATAAAATTACTCCATGATTTTAAATCTTCTTCTGAAAGTTTATCGAAGTAGTTTGGGTCTTGTTCTGCAGTTATTGCATTTAAATGGTCAAATAACTTTTTTGCAGCCATTATTCTATAATTTTAGATTCTTGTAATTCTTGTGGTAACAATTCATTCAATGGTTTTCCACAACTTGCACATACATACAATTCAATTGGCATAACCGAATCTTTTGGTGCACCTGTTAATAAACGAGATATCTTTTTAAATCTATATGCTGGTAAAAATATTTTTCCACCACATTCACAATTCATATCTCTTGCATCATTTAAATTAAAATTCATTGGCAATTGCC